CAAATGCAATATCTTTGGTAAGTAGATATCTGTCTCCAGTAGCGGCAGCAGTTAGTGTTCCATCACCAGGTGAATTAATTTGTGGATCGATTACTGCGTCTACTACGCCTTGTGTGTTGCTGGGCACAGTGCTAGAATCTAATATAATATCTAATAGATTTGCATTGGTGGTGTTTATTTTTATATTCCCAACAATATCGTTTGTAGTATCTGCAGGATCTGCTGTTTGTTTTAGTCTCAGTTGACTCACATCATCTCTGACTACACCAAACGGTTTAAGTACATTTGCCCAATTGAGTGCAACAGAGTTATCATCTAAATTACTGCCATTTTGATTAAGCAGTTGTGCAGTGGCATTGCCATTATTGTCAATGTTAAACTTCATTTTGTACTGTTCTAGTGTAACAATTTTATAGCTGGTGAATAGAGGAGTATAGTTCTCTCCTGCACGTAGACTTTCCAATCCTTCGTCTGTTACATCTTCAATGTTGTCAATGATAGTGTGTATCACTGTGTTTTTAACAACTTTAGCAGGAGGATTAATTAATACAGGCAGTGTAAATGTCATAGTACTAATATCAATAATATCGTCAATGCCGCTAGGTATTGCTCTCATACTCCATGTGGTAGCAATTAGTTCTACGTAGCTGAGTGTACTCCAGTCCATTGCATTGTTGTTGGTGTGAATATTAAGTGTTGGATTGAACAATACTAGTATTTGTTCTAACAGTTGTAGTTTTTGTTCTGTGTTACTGGTCCACATGTCAACTTGCATAGTAAGTTGATAAGGCACAGGTTGATGTCTTTTAATACTGTATTGTTGTCCAACTTCGTTTTCGTAACTGTTTGTTTCTTCGTTATACTTTTTTTCATAAACTGGAACAGTTTCTTCGTATTGAGGAAATGTTCTCATGTTTGGGGCTGGCTCTAGTCCTGTTACATGACAACTAATAAACGGAGTTGTCTGCAACATGTTCTCTGAATTTTCTCTTACAATGTGTGCAGCCATTCTGCTTACATCACCGTAACGTACTGGTACAGTTTGATATACAATTTCACCTTCTTCGTTTACATGCATGGCTACTTGAAAGCCTGCAAAGATACGAATAAACTGCTGAATGTATTTGCGCAGTTGTTTGTCGTAGAAGTAAGGTACCGCTGTTATTTTTGAACTCTCATATGCCATAATTTTATACGTCAGTTGCTCCAGAAAAACTGTCTAATGTTTTCAAATATTCATAACATATTTCTATTAAATTTCCAGTACCTGTTATCGTTGGTAGTTCTGCATGATATTGTTGATAAAATATCGGATGCAAGTTATTTTGTCTAGCTGTCGCTGATCCGTAGCCTTCAACGGATATACTTACAAAATTATCAGATACAGATAATCCTGCAATTTTTAAATAAGCTTCGGGAGCCGCCATCCCGACTTGTGTTGCTTCTGCGGCTAATTCTTTTTGTAGTGCCATTATGCATACCTATTCATGTGTAATTTAATCCACGCTGTCCAGTGGATATTAGTTGATGCAACTCCGGTTACATCTAATATGAGACGTCGAGTTGTAATTGTTGTATCGACATCTGTTGAGTTAAGAGCAGACCCTTCACTGTGTATTACAGTTTTTGTAGTCGTTCCTGCTTGCGTTACTGCACCGTCGCTTGCAATCCTCCAAGCAGCAGATAAATCCCATACTCTTAATAAATTGTTTGTACTATCATTTGCTATAACTTTAGCGGTCATATATGCAAAGTTTTGTGTGTAAAAATATAGACCGTCTGGAACAAGTTCTAAAAAGTGTGCTTCACTACTGCTTTGGTTAAGTCCTTCTGAGGATATTGTGGCAGTAGTTGCATCTGTTGTTCTGCCCCAATACTCACAATATGCTGTCTGTAATGGTTGTACATTGCCGCCTCTAGCAAAAGCATGACTAGTAACAGAGCGTCCTCTACTTACACTAAACCCTCTAGTTCCGCATTTACTTCCTTCTCCTATTACTACACCATACTGACCTGTAGGCGCACCACCCCCGCCGCCAAGCAAGTTTATACTATAGTTAGAAGAAGCATTTGAGTCATAACCTACAGCCATTGATCTAGTCCCGTTTGCATAGCTATTTTTTCCTATAGCAATTGCTTCTGTTCCGCTTGCTCTCATGCGATTACCTAGTAGTATAGATTCTGTACCTGACGCTACTTGGTTTGCATTCGTTCTATATATTCCTAAATCAACGGCACTAGCACCTCTAACATTTCCACCTGTAGTTCCGCTGTCTGGAATTCCCAACATAAATGCACCAGTTCCTTTAGGAACAATAGCTGCACCTGCGTTTGTACTACTACTGTTTACACTTAAACTGGCTACATTTGTTGTGTCGTTTGGACTTGAAGTATTGTCTGCTGACGCAAAACCAGTTACGCCGCCGCCACCTCCGCCTACAGCACTGCCGTCTAGTAATAAATTTGTTCCGTCGGAGCTAAGGGTTATTGCTCCGCCAGATCCTGTGTTGTCTAAATTAATTGATCCCATTAGTAAATAACCTCCGTTGTGTTGACAGTAGCTACCCACCGAATAGAGTGCGATGCTTCTCCTGTTACTGTAATCGCCACAGCACCGTTTGTTGTGTCTGCCGAGAGAGCAATACTCCAGTTAGTTGCTCCTGCGCTTTCACTAATCCTATTGATGTTATAAGAACCAAGGGCTGTTGTAGAAGCACTTCCTGCTCTTACTGCACCACCTTTGATTTCCCATACAGCAAAGTCATTTGTGCTTGAGCTATTTTCACGAGCAATTACTGTACCTGTAAAGCCGTAAACTGAGTTGTTAGGTAGGACGACTTGGTTGCTTGAACTAGGGGTTGTCCATTCATAATCGGTTACAAGTTTTGTTGCAGTTGCATCTGTAGTAGAGTTAGCTAAAACATAGTTACCTGCCTGTGTAGCACCATCCGAATTTGTTAGAGGATAAGATGACCACGCAACTTTACCTCTTACATTTGCATGTGCAAAAGCTCCTATAGCTACTGATTGGTTTTGTTGTGCGTAACCACCTGCCATAGCAATAGAAGAAAGACCTGCTGCGGTACTATCTCTGTTTGCTAAACCATTGTAACCAGCAACAGCAAAAGCTGAAGTACCTGTTGCCCTAGCTTGAACAGATGTTCCAAAGTAACCGCCTAAGGCAACGGCACCAGAGCCAGTAGCATAAGCAGAGCTACCAATCGCTACCGTTTCTCGAGCAGTTGCTTCTGCATTAAAGCCTATAGCAACTGAACCGTTTGTAGCACCTGTTGAACTACAATTTTTTCCTATAGCAACAGTGCCTTCGCCGGTGGCTTTTGAAGTTTGCCCTATCGCAATAGAGTTAGAACCGGTAGCGCCGTAACTAGAACTGCTATTTGTAATTTGAGCGGCAAAAGATCTAGAACCAGAAGCTAGTCCACTGCCTAATGCTACTGCACCATTACCTGTTGCGTTTACAGTAGCACTAGCGCCATTGTATGAACCAATGGCGACAGAACCTGTAGCAGATGCTGTGCCTAACTGTCCAATACAAACTGCATCATTTCCACTTGCATTGTTGGCATTACCTATCGCAATACTTCCAACACCTACATCGCCACCCTGCAAGCCTCCTGCTAGTCTGTCCTCACGAACAACAATAGAACCTGTTAACATTGTAGATTGGTAAGCGTTCAGTTGACCATCGCTGTCGCCACCTGCAGGGCTTCTTGCTAACCTAATTCGATTGCCGCCGTACATTGTAGCATTGCCGCTTCTGTTGATAGAAGCACCACTATTGTTTGTAGTTATGTCTATTGTTACTTTGCCGTGATTAAAAGTGTTTGTGTTTAGCGTTTCAATATCAACAAACCAATCAGCATCCAAACCGCTCAATGCAGGAATAGTAATTGTAATTCCTGACGTTTCAGTTTGGATTAGCTTGCCCTTGTCGCTGTTTGATAAAGTTGTGTTGGATGTAATTGTTGTAATGCTTTGACCGCTGCTACCGCCGCCACCGCTAGGAGTAGCAAACGTAACAGCACCAGACCCATCTGTGGTTAGTACTTGTCCATTTGTGCCGTCTGCTGTTGGCAATGTATAAGCATTGTTTACACTTACTGTGCCAGTTGTCTTAATACCTGTAGAAGTCGTTTCAAACTTCTTAGCACCATTGTAGTAAAGATTTACTGCACCAACAGTATCAAAATATGCACTTGTTGTACTGTCTGCAACATTCTTAATATAGTAAGCATTAGATAGTGTTTTTAGTGTGCCTGTTCCACCGTCTTTAATAATACTTTCTGTGCCACTGTGATAGATTTTAAGATCATCACTGTTACCAAAACGTGCTTCTGTACCATCTTTAAAATGCCAATGCCCTAACGCCATCCAATCAGTGTCATAGCTTGTACCATTAAAGGTAATATCAGCGCCGCCACTAGGAGTAAAAGTTAGCTTGCTAGAATAATCAATATGGTTGTCTGTAGCATCATGATAAATTTCTAAATCATTACCCGCACCAAACCTAGCTTTTGCATTATCACTAAAAGTAATATTATTGCCATTGGTGTCAAGAGCGCCACCTAGTTGAGGGGTGGTATCGTCAACTAAATCTGATATACCTCCGCCACCACCACTAACAGTACCAAACTCTAGTGCAGTTGCACCACTGTTCATTCTTAGTACTTGTCCGGCTGTGCCTTTAGTACTCGGCGCTTGATATGAACCGTCACCGCCTAAATGAGTAAAATTTGCATCTAATTCTGTATTAGTTAATGCTGAACCTTTTCCGCTACGAGTTGTAATTGTCATTTGTTTTTCCTAGTCTGCGTTACATATATTTATGTATTATCGCTTTAGGTTTAATAACTAGTTGTAGTGCGCTTATTCACCCACGCCTACGTGTTCTAACACGGGGATACATCAATCCTGTTGCAGGACGAGTGTTTACGTCTTTGTTGTATGTGTTGAACGCCATATTACCTGATGTTTGCCTGTGATTTTTCCACAGCACAATCCTATCAATGTCTGAACCATCAAGGCTGACCTTTGTGTCGGTATTTACCAATACAGGATTTTGCTTTGGTGCTGAACTCTTATATGGGTGACTCACAGGTAAACTGCCTGTTTGAGCCCACTTGTGAGCAAGGTATCCTTCTATGCGTTCTACGTGGCTGACATCTGTGCCACCTGTGCCTGGCAATCCAGCAAAAGTAAGGAACTCTGCCATTCGACC